CCAGACGAATATGCATTGTGCTGCGTTGACTTGCGCAAACACAAGGATGAAGACCTTGCAAGACTACCTGCGGAAACCATCATAGCATGCACACGCGTAAAAATGGGTATTGGCAACATTCTTAATCCAATGGTAAAAGCAATTCTTGAAGCTGATGATCGTTCAGACGATGAGCAGATAAAAATCTCAGAATATCGAAGCAATATGGGAGCTAAGATATTCGAAATAGGAGAACCATTAGACGTTCTGCTGGACACTATTGAAAATAAGGTAAAAACGTTAATCGGAGAAAGTTAAATATATGATGGAACTTTTTACTGAACATGCTCGTTACAGTGTCAGTTGACTATCCTATTAGAAATAGATATTCCTATGTCCCGCAAGATAGAGTGGAGTGAAAGACGTGCCAAACGCGAGCAGTTCCGTTATACATGCAAAATATTTCCATATGGATACGAACGAATTGTGGTTCTTATGAGGAATAGCCGACAGGTATCCATGTTTTTACAGGTTATTGTAATAAAAACGTAGTTGTCAATAATATCCGGTTTTACTATAAGATAATCAATATTGTTTTTCGATTGGACAAAAAGCCGCTGATTTGTCCAATCAAAAAACACACAACAGAACAACCGATCATCATCGGTTTCAGTCCCTATTCAGGTTCATCGACCGTTGCGGGTCATAGAACACCTCGTTGTCGTAGTCGGTGGCGATTTTGATGGTGTCGCCTTTCCGGAAGAACCGGCTCTTGGCCACATGCAGACGCATCAAGCACTCTTTCCGCTCGGCCGACGACTGGTTGAGTGATATAAGGTGCGTGCAGGGGCGCGCCAGTCCCTTCGCCTCTGAACAGTTGTATTCGGTCAGCACGTTCCGCTCGTTGTTGAGCCAGTCCCGGTCTTCGATGGTACTCTGGTAGGTCACCACCATCCACACGTTCTCGTCCGCCGCCAGGTCTTTGAGGTCGTTCGCTACGGCAATGCGCTTGGAACGTTCATGCTCGGCTCCCCACTGGCGGCGCGTGGCGTCGGTGAGCAAGTCCATCGAGTCCACGATGACCACATCGGGCGAATAGCCGTTGATTTTGCGGTATTCGGCAATGCCGTTCTTGATGTCCATCGTCGAGATGCGGGCAGCGAAACGCGGGAACGAACGCACCGTGATACTGCCGGCGTAGCTCATCACCAGCTCCTCGAAGTGCTTGAACTCCCGGTCGGAAATCTTCCCTTGCTCGAAGTAGTAGGCATTGCGGGAAATCATCCCGCCCGAATAGGCGTCCAGCGCCTCCTGCTCGGAGCCTTCCAACTGGTAGTGCAGCACATGCAACCCGTCGTCGATGTCGGCGCGGATGCCGATGTGCTTGGCGAGATGGGATTTGCCCACGCCTGTCGATGCGAGAAAGCAGGTCAGTTGCCCCCGAAGGTTTCGGCCGCCGTTCAGGGCGTCGAGGTACGGGATGTAGAAGCGGCACACCTGCGGCAGTCGGTTTTCGCGGCTCTCGGCTTCACGGCGGCGGTTGTGCTCGAAACGCTCCCGGAAGGTTTTCGCCACGTCCACGAACGCCGTGGTGCGTAGCGTGAACGACGAGAGCCACCCGGCATACTCGGCGAGCAACGCCTCGGCCTTGTCCTGACGGTTCTGGTTGTAGAGCCTGCCGACTTCGGTATAGACTTTCTGTAACCGCACGCCCTTGATATAGCCTTCGAGCAGGTCGGTAAGGGCTTCCGTGTTGGAGTTGTCTCCCTCGTACTCGCGGAAGGTCTCCAGCAGCTCGATGGCATCGTAGTCGCCTTGGAATGTCTGCGAGAGCGTGGCATACGTCGGCGGGGATTTGTAGGTGCGGTAGTGGTTGGCGATGACCTCCTGAATTTTCTGGAAGCTGCGGTCCGGCAGGTACTCCTTGCGCATGTTCTCCGCCACCACACCGCATAGGGTGTCGTAGCGCAGGGCGGCGGCGTAGAGCTCGTAGAGGAACTCCGCCGACAGAGGATTGACAGGTGCGTTTTTCATGGGCGGCTCCTCCTTTCAGCTTCTTCACGGCGCAAGCGGCAGAGTTCCGGATAACGAGCGGCGGTACGCTTGCGGCAGAGTTCGGCGCGGGAGCATTCCCGGCAGGCGGTCGAGAACGGATTCCACAGCAAGGTCGAAATGCCACAGACGTAGTAGCCCACAGGTGTGTTTACCACCCGCTGTTTGGTCGCCTCCTCGTATGCCGGATCGAGGAACTGCCACAGGGGATGTTCCCGCCGGTCTTTGAGCAGCAGAGGCAAGGTGGCGCGGTCCAGTCCAGCCTCCTGAAGCCACCGGTCCTCGTGATAACGGCGTACCGGTGTGGTGGCGGCAAAACGTTCCCGGGCTTTGGGGCCGAAGGAGTGCGCAGGCATCCACCGATGCACGAGGTAGCCCGCATCGAAACGGCTGATGGCATGTACCTGACAGATGCAGAAGTCCGCGATACGCTCGTCGGAGAGCTCTCCGACGCTGTGGGTGCGTAGGAGTTCCAGACAGCCTGCCACTGCCCGCCGGCCCGATTCCCCTCCGGGAAAGCGGAACGAGGCGTCGATGAGCCGGCGCACGAGCGTTTCGAACAGTGCCACTGTCACACGGGTCTTATCGTTTCTCTCCATCGGGCGTAATGAGTTTGCGCATCTGCTGTTTAGCAAGGAAAATCCTGCTCTTCATCGTGTCGATGCTCCGGCTTTTCATGTGGCCGTTCCGGTATGAAATCTCGACAATCTCTTCCAACTTGTATCCCGCCTGCTGAAGCAGCAGGGCTTCCCGGTAGATAGGTTTGAGCGAGTCGAGGGCGCGGAGGATTGCGTCGTTGTAGAACTCCCGGTAGTTCTCCATCCCCATAGCGTTGCCGTGCGTCTCGTCTTCATCGCTCAGCGACGAGGCCAACGAATAGACGTTCACGTTTTCAGAAACGGGCAGGCGACCGTGACGGCGGTTCTGCTCCATGACGAACCGTTTGGTCACGATGTGTATCCAGTTGAGAATGCTCCGCTGGGGATCGTAAGTGGTGATGTACTTGAAAAAGTTCACTAATGCCTCGCTGTAATTGTCTGCAATGTTCTCCTGCAAGTAGGTGTAACGGATGCAGAGCCGGTACACTAAATTTTTGTTGGGCAGGATGTAACGGTTGAACAGCTCGGTACGCAGTTCGATATTTTTTAACTCTTCTTCCGAGAGTGGCTTTCCCTGTTGCTCCATAGGCCGACGGATTGATGGTTCAATCTGAATCTCAATCTGTCAGCAACTCGATGTGCGTCAATTCTATAAATGTTTGTCATAACTTCTTAAATACGATATTTGCGGATATAGTAATGATAAAGGTGGCAGGCATCGGCGGCGTTGTCATCCACCGGCACGATGCCGTATTTGTACTTGCACGCCGCAATCATCTGCGCCTTGGTGGCGTGTCCGTCTCCCGTCGCCCATTTTTTCAATGTCGCAGGATTTACGAATTCGGGTTCCGGCAGGTCCAATTCGTCGCAGACTTCCAGCAGAATGCCCCGCAGCTCCGAAAGACGCCGCAGGTCGTAGAAGTGGCGGTTCACAGCCACGTCCTCGGCCACCACCTGCCGGATGCCGTAGCGGCGCATATAGACGAGGAGCATCGTGCGGAACGCGCCGTGCATCTTGTTGTCGTTACGCCGTTTCGATTCGGCGAAGTTCCATACCCCGGCTTCATGCAGCGAGAAGTATCCCGTGTGCGTGGCGATGTCCAACGCCAGCACCTGCTCCCTTGTCAGGAGGCTATTCTCCGATACGCGATTCTCCATGCTCTTTGACGATAACTAATTTATTGGGATACCCCTCCGCGACATTCCCGTGCGATACCACCAGCACGGTGCCGCCGAGGGCGTTCAGTGCCTCGAACATGGACGCCAGACCGGCTTCATCCACAGCTTCCAGTATCTCATCGAGAACGAGCAGGTCCAGACCCTTTTCTTCGTCGCAGTTGGCGTTGACGAGCTTCTGCATGGCGAGGATTGTCGCCAGATTCACGCGGGCGGCTTCGCCTGCCGAGAATTTGCCGAACGAGCCGCAGTCCACGCCGTCACGCAACAGCGAGATGGAGATTTTCTCGCGCACTTTACCACTTTTGAGCATTGTATAACCGTCGAAACGGATGCGGATGTCACTGCCGATACCGACGAGGAACTCGTTGGTGATGCGGCTCAATGCCTCGATTTTGGTGTTGGCCAAGTAGGTCTTGAACTGTATGAAACGCTCGCGCTGTACCTCCAATGCCCGCACTTTGTCGTCCACGTCGAATTTGCATCGGGCAGTCTCTATCGAGCGTTGCTTTTCCTGTTTCAGCGTAGCGCGAAGCGACTGGGTCAGGTCGGTCGTGGCGGCTTCATTGACCTCGCGGATGGTCTCCTGCAAGGTCGCCACGGCGCACTCGGCGGCTCGAATCTCCTCTTCGGCTTTGCGCTTCTCCCGACCGAGTGCGGCACCCCGCTCGTCGATGAACCCGAACACCTCGTCGAATACCTTGCGGCGGATGCCGTCTATCTCCTCCTGCATGGCGGCAATCCCAGCTTGGGTGCGCTTGCGGTTATGCTCCGCATCCTCGACACTGCTCGTGGCACTGCGCACGGCCCGCTCGTGTTCCGACAGTTTCTGTTCCCAATCCCGGTGCTCGTTCTCGATGTTGCGGCGTCCGGTGAGGATGCGGCTCTGCTGCATCTCTACCTCTTCGGTGCGTTTCTCTCCGGTCTCTATGCGTCCGTTCAACTCGGAGAGCTGTTGCTGGCGAAGACGCAGTTCCTTGGTTCCGGCTTCGATGTCGAATCCGGGATGAGCTACCAAAAACTCGTGTCCGCAGGCAGGACAGGTTATCGAACCGGCCAGTTTGTTGGACAGTTCGTCGATACCGGCCGAGACAACGCGACGCTTGCGGCGCAGCTCGTCCAAACGCCCGGCAAGGTCGCGTAATTGTTTGTCTATTTCCAGTAGCCGCGACTGATAGCCTGCCGTCTGTTCCTCGTACTGCGAGCAAAAGCCGGCGTAATCTTTTTTGAACCGTTCCCACGCCGCCTGCTTCTGTGCCAGCGTCTCTTCGGCGTGCTTGACCGTTGCATCGAGGTTGGCAAGCGACGCACAGGCAACTTCCATATCCTCCTTTTTGAGCCGGAGGGTGCGGTTCCAGTCGGTGCGGCGTGCGTTTGGGAAGAGCGGCATAAACGTTTCGATGGCTTTCAGGCACTCTTCCAACGAGGTGTCCGAAGATTCCAGTTCTTGCAACGCCTCGTCCGCCTGCCGGATTTTCTCTGATGCGGTATCGGTTTCCGCTGCCGACTCTTTCCGGGCACGTATCTGTTCCCGCTTGGCAGCAATGGAGACTTCGAGTTCCGCAATGCGGACCGCACGGGTGCGCCCGCGCTCTTCGCCCGCCGCCGTCTCGCGGTCTATCTGCTCCTGCAACATCTCGATGCGCCCGTCGATACCGGCCAGTTCGAGGTTTATCTTCTGTTGTTCGCTGCCGAGAGGCTCGATGTCCTCCTCGACACGGGCGATGGCTTCGTCCACAAGGATGCCGTTCGAGAAGCGGTTGATAATCTCCTTTTTCTCCTTGTCCGATGACGATAGAAAGTCCTCATAACGGTATTTTGAAAGGATAAAGTTATTCAGCAGCTCGTCGCGTGTGATGCCTAATTTGTCGAGGATGTAGCGGTTGTAGGCATCGACCGAGGGCTGTACGGCCTCGTCAGTCTCTACGTTTTTGCCGCCTCGCCGGAGCGTGCAGGCAACCGCCGATGTCCCTTTGCGGGGGATGCGACGTGAAACGACAAGTTCCTCATTGGAAGCGTCGTTTGTCAGATGCAGGTTGATACGGCACTCCTCGGCAGCATCGTTGATGATTTCCTCCGAATGTATCTTACGCAGCGGACTGCCCGTGATGCCGATGGCGATACTCTCCAACAGGGCGGATTTTCCGGCACCGTTCGACTGCTGGGAGTCGTTGTCACGGTTGTCGCCGAATATCAGGGTCGTAACGCCTTGCTGCAAGGTGTACGACAGGCGGCGGAAAGCGCACAGGTTTTCCGCCTCTATGTTTCTAAGTTTCCACATGGTACGTTTTCGATTTTAGATAAGTATTCCAATCCGACGGCGACGTCCTCGATCTGCTTCTCGCGGCAGAACTCCTCGTAGGTCTCGCGGATACGGCGGCTGTCGAATTTCTCGAAGAGTGACGATGACGAGGCTTCGAGCAGCTCCTCGTCATCGGCGATAAGCTCTACCTTAGTGGCTCCGGCTTCCAAGAGCGCAGCCTTGTCCACCGACTTCATGGCCGCCTGCGGGGCATGGACCCGCACCTTGACCTTGTAGCGTCCGTCTGCATCGATTTCGCGCAATTCGTCCATCAGGTGCAGGCCCGTCCGCTCGGCCGACACGTCCAGCACCTTGTAGCGCGTGTTTACCTTGTTCTTGATGAATTCGTGCGTGCCGTCGGTGAAGATGACGGTGTAGCCCTTTTCTTCGTCCTCGCCGAAGTTGTGCTGACGCGAGGAACCGATGTACTCGATTCGGGTTCTCGGGATGATGCAGCGGTTGTGGTAATGGCCGACAAGGACCTTGTCGAAAGCCTCGAAGAGGTGTACGGGCAGTTCGTTGTCGGACGGCTGGGAAAGTGCACCGTTGATGCCTTCATGGATGTACAGGTAGTTCAACCGTTCGGGGTCAAGGCGCACCCGCTCCAGTTTCTCTGGGAAGCTGCCGCTCTCCGGAAAGTAAGCGACCATGTGCAGGATGAACCGCTGCCCGTCGGGACAGGGCAAGGCGATGTAGTCGTCCGCGACCAGCACGTTGTCGTGTTGGTCGAATACATGGCAGTAGCCGCGCGGCGATTCTTGGTTTACCTTGTCGTGGTTGCCGTTAATCATCGTGACGTGCATGCCGTACTCGGCAGCTAATAGCAGGGCGTCGTGGACGGCCAGCAGCACGTCGAGGGTCTGGGCGGCACGGCTCAGAAAGAGGTCGCCGCCGAGGGCGATGTCCCGGATGTCCATCTTCCGGCAGATGTCGAGTGCCTCCCGCCAGTTGGCCGCAAATTCGGGTATGTTATCTTTCGATACGTGTATGTCATTCAGTAACAACAGACACGGATAATTCTTTTCCTTTGGCATAAGCATGTGATGTAGGAAAGGGAAGCGCAGCACGAGGCTGCTCCTTCCCTGAAATGAATAACTCTATGTGTCTGTTTACCTGCGGCGGCGACGGGGGTCCTCCTCGGCCGGCGATTCCGGTGCTTCCTCCTCTCCGGAAGGGACGGGACCCTGCATTGCCTCCTCAATTATTTCCAGAAGGTCCTTGTTCGAGGTCGAACGGGTCACGCGGATCTGGAGACCTTCCTGCTCGATGTAGGCGCGGATAAGCCCGCGAAGTTCCTGTCCCTGCTCGGTGCGGTCGCCCAATCCCTGTTCCTGCAAGCTGTCGAACCGCTCGAACAGGTCGTCGAGGGTGGCTGCGCCGGCTGCCGGGTTGTCCTTGTTGTCTTTCGTGCGTTTGTCGAACGAGAAGGAGCTGGTGTCCTCTTTCGGGAGGGCGGCCATGATGGTTTCGACGGCCTCTTTCATCTCGTCCGTCTCCATGATGGTCATGCCGTAACGCACGTCGCACTGTTTGAGGTACTCGACGGTCGCCTCGGCCTGATAGCGCGAGTAGCGGTAGATGATGTCGGGAATGCGGGGCGCGGAGAGCAGGGCCGACAATTCCTCTTTCGAAAGGATGTCGGTGTCGCTTTCGTTGTCGATGCTCACGAGGTATTCGGTCTTGCCGCCGTTCTTTTTCTTCTCGATTTCCACCGGATAGGCGTCGCGCACCGAACATACGGGGCAGGGATAGTCCGGGTTCTTGGCCAGTTTCTTCTGCCAGAGTTTGAATTTCCGCTCGTCGAGGTCTTTGAACTGGCTGTGCGAGAGCGTGAGTAGCTGGAGCCCTTTGGCCCGTTCGTCGAGGTCGAGGACGTAGAGCGCATGGCCGTAGCTGTATTTGAGGCCGCCGCCGAAGCTGCCGCCACCGATTTTCTCGGCTAATTTGTCGTCGCCCTGCGCCTTGGCCTCTGCCACGGCGGCCTTGCGGTAGGTGTCGATCAGGTCCAGCGGGTAACCAGCATCGGTGGCTCGCGGAACGGTTACGTACAGGAAAGAGGCTTTGCCGCCCGCGGACGGTTTCTCTAATTCGAGCAGCAGCTGGTGAACGGGGAATTCGTAACCCGGACGGGCCAGTACGCCGTCGGTGGTCGGTGCGATGGGCATCACGCGCAAGCGGTACACGCCCAATTTGTCCATGCGGAAGAACTCGGTGCGGGCGAATGCCTTGTTTTCCTCCTGTGCCCGCTGTTGTGCCTGAGCATAGGTCTCCTGCGAGGCAAGGAATAAGTCCTCTACGGAAACCGTGTTCTCTCTGTCAAGATTTTCGTCTTGCATAGTGTTGAAAGTGATAAATTACTAATGCCGAAGAATCTAAAAGACGACGAGGGACGGGTTCGGATGCACCGCCGCTCTTCAATTTAGAAACTGGATGGAAAGCCGGCCGGTTCCGGTCCGTTTATCACTTTCCCTATGCGCCGCCCGAACGGGCGGATTCAATTCAAGTATCTACAAAAATAGCCCCCTTTTACGAGCAGGCAAAATAAAAGGTTGAATGTTTGTTGAAAATGTGGATAACCCATTGTTTTCAAACGGTTTATTTTATCCTGCAAATAATCGTTTCAGGGTTTCCCTGTCGCGGTGTTCTGCCACGGAAGCCGCAGACGCTCTGCCGGATAGAGGCTCGATGTGTCCACTTTTGAGGCGTCCTCGACCATCTGGCGGCGGATGGCGGAGATGAGTTTCCGGTTACGGCAGATGAATTTCTCCAATTTGCGCCGCCGCATCTCGTCGTAGAAGGGTTTCTTCGCCGTGGTCATCACGGTGGCGCGGCGGCAATAGAGACCGTCCCGCTCGTAGAGCGCCATGTAACGTCGGAATTTGGGCTTGCGCAGGGACGGGTCCTTCGAGGCCGCACAGACGATGCGGATCAGCGGCAGCGGCGGAGCACGGTACCGCCCCGCTGGCAGCGACTGCATGATGAGTTGGAAAACTTCGGGCACCTCGTATTTGAGGAAGAATCCCAATTTGGTCTCCTCGAAAAGGTATCGCTTATACGTCCCCTTCGGTCTTCCGGATTTTCCGGGACGCTTTGCGGGGTTCTGTTCCGCTTTGCGGGTAATCCTCGCGCCCCGGTGTTTCTTCGCTTGTGCCATGATTTTCGTTTTTTACGGGTTCGACAGGTGCCTTGGCAACGCTCTGCGTGCGGCAGCGTTTCTCGCTGATGGCGGCGCGGCTGTTCAGGTCGCGCTAGATGTTGAGCTTCTTCATGTTATGTCATGTATGAAAAGTGGATATTGATTTCCGTGTTGTACATGCCCCGTTCGTAGATACGGACGTAGCGGCTGCCGGCATCGATGGTGAAGGAGGAACCACGGTTGTATTTGTGGTCGTCGTTCCAGTGTGCCATCGTGGTACGCAAGCCGTATTTGGGCGGAGAAACCTTGTTGGGAATGACGGCGACGATGCCGCCCTCGTTGCTGCCGTCACGCCGGGCGGTGTTGATGCGCCCCTGTATGCAGACGATGCTTCCTATCTGCCGCACGAACAGTTTGCTGGTATCGGTACCCGAACCGCTGTTCGACATCTGGAGCCAGCCGGTATCGGAGAGTTTGGGCTGATAGTCGGCAGCGTATGCGGCACCGAGTGTCCTGCAAGCCAGTTTGCGGGCGTCGTCATCCCGCAGAATCAGGTCCGCGAGCTTCCCGTCCCGTCGCATATAGTTGTCCGTAAGATCTTTGCTTCCGGCAGCGGCCAACCTTTCCCGAAGCATCTGCTGGGCTTGGGCCGAACTTTTCCCTTGACGGACCAAAAAGGTGATGTAGTCTTGGAACAGTTCTGCAAGACGGCCGAAACGGTTGTCAGCGTCTTTCATGGAATGGACGCCCAGATTACCGGCGGCGGTCTGCCGCTCTCCCTCGTCCAGACCGTCAAGCAGGCGGTCTGCTTTTTTCCGGAGTTCGGCAGCCACCTGCGTCGAAGTGACGTATCCCTCGCTCTGGGGCGTGTCCTCTCCGGCGAAGCTGCCGCTGGCAATGGCGTTGAGTTTGTCGTAGAGTTCTATGGTGAAATCTTTGGTCGATAGACCCTTGCCCTCGACGACATCCACTTTCTTGTCCAGCCCGTCGGTCAGGGCTTGCTGCGTGGCGTATGTCTTGGCGATGGAAATGCCGTTTACCCGCAAATCGCCCCGCACATCGACGAAGTTTTTCGGGACGAGCAGAATGCCTCCCGCCGGATTCGTGATGGAAAAATGGCAGTGGTCATCCGCTGCGTACCCGACAAGGGCGGCTTCCGCTCCCGATTTGTCGCACCAGCGTATCACCCCGCCGAATGCGGCATCCGTCAGGGCATGGTCCGCATCGGAGAGCGTGATGCCATGCGCCGAATCGACGGCCAATACGGCATGCACCGTCACCCGTCTGTCAGACCCGCAGACCTGCAAGAGCGGTACAGCGCACCGTTTGCCGTCGTACACCTCGAAGTTCCGGAAGTAAGCCGTATCCTCCTCGTAACCGTCGTAGTTGATGCGGACGGCTCCATTGTCGCTCCGGTCGGCGGTGTTTTTCAGTTGGTTGCCCGTCAGGTAAAGCGAACCGGCACGCATCGTGTCGCTGCGCAGGTCGGACAAGGTGCAGAGCCGTTCCGTGAAAGTAGCGGCGACAACGCCTTTGCTTTCGATGGTTACGCTCCCTTTGAGAAGGTCGAATACGACAGCGGCGACGGGTGCCGCATGGGTACCGGCTTCGAGGCGCGCGACGGAGGCTTCGGGAAAGTAGCCCCGCAGCATCTGTTTGCTGCCTGTCGGGGAGACAAGAAGCGAATGTTTGCTTTCGATGCCTTTCTCCACGGCAAGAGTACCCGTCAGCAGGAGGTCTTTCCGGACGGTCTGCCGGATAAAGGGACTGTCGGTCATCAAGGCATAACGGCCGAAAAAATTGTCAGCCAGCCGTGGCGCATGGTCGGCGGTTACCTTGATGAACTGCGGCAAGGTTCCCGTTACGGGGTCGGCAATGTCGGGCACGGAACGACCGCCGGATGCCAAATAGCATGCCCGGCCGCGTTTGTTGACCTCGTTGGCGTAAGTGACCGGCTCGTTGCTGTTTTTCTCGTAGATGTAGTAAGGGTACGAGGCGTCGGCACACCCCTCGAAGCGGCGGATCTTGCCGCCTAACCAGACGTATCCGGAGGTAATGACGGCACCTTGGCACCGGCAGCCGGATATGATGAAGTTGGAACAGCCGTCCAGCAGGCTGCTGACGGCCAATACCATGTCCTGCAAGTTGATGATATCGTCGGCATAAGTATAACGGCCGCCGGGTTCCGCGATGAATTCTTTCATGATTTCGTTTGATTGGGTTTGAGCTCTTCGCCGTCAATCTTAATCAGGTATGTCTTGCCCGCCGTGCGGTAAGTATTGACTGCGTAGGAAAGCATATAGATAAATTCCTGCGCAGGGATGGTAATGGACGGCACACACACCATAAAGCTGACTTTCGCCAACGACTTTTCTTCCGCATGGAGATGGAGCGGCCGGGGGGTCTCATCGTCGCGGTCCGTCGTGACCTGCTCGCCCTCGTACCACACCGTGAACGGGCGGCCGACCGTCGCGCGCTCGTGGTAGAGGTCCACGCCGAGCGGCGTACTGTCGGTGATGTGGATGGTATCCGACATGTCCCGGAAGTAACGGCGGAACCGGTAGTTCAGCCACCACTCGAACCACATCACCTGCGAGGTCATGCGCGCCTCAATCTGCCTTTCCCGCGCCCATACGCAGAAACGGTTGTTCAGGTTTTGCAGCGGCCATACGAGGCTTTGGAGCAGAAGAATATAACACCGCCCCGGCAGGTAGTGCGGGGTCAGGCGGTTGATGAGCCTGTCGGTCGGCAGTCGGTATCTGTTATTGGCCATCGACGCTGAGTTTTAGGGCTTGTCGGAAATTGGGTATCTGCTCTTCGTCGCCCTTACCGGAGGACTGGCGCAGGTATCCGGAGGCGGTATGCCGCATCCGGGCGATTCGTTCCATTGGCATTAAAATACCTTCGCTGTTGTGGCAGGCTAAAAAGACACCCTGACGGGGCGTGGCCTCTTCATCAATCCACACGTCGGTCACATGCTCGGCCGAGCGGATGGCTTCCATAACCTTGGAGACATAGACGATGGCGTTGAACTCGATGTTCATCATGTATTCCTTCAACTTTTCTTCGATGTTGTCGAATACCTCCGCTTCAGAGATGGCGCCGTCCCAGAAGACGGAAAGCCGGGGTACCAGCAGGTCGCCCGGCAGGGAGGTTACCTCGACACGGGTACCGGCGAATTTGATTTTACCGAGGTAGGCGCGGATTTGCACCAGCTCCTCCTCATCCACGGCGGACAGGTTGCCCTTGTCCCCGGTGGCGACTTTCAGGACTAATTTGCTGTCGATGTTCACGTCGTCGCTGCTTTCGTCATACGACACTTGCGTGATGATACGCTTGTTTTCGTCCACGGATGCGTACCCGAAAGCCAGACCGTCTTCACGTACTGTCAGTTCGTCACCTTTCTGATACTGGAGCAAGGCGCGGGCATAGTAGTCTGGGGTACCGTTGATGCGCCGGTTGATGGTTTCGGAGATGTCGTAGGCAAAGACGTCGAGCAGCGTCTCGAAGCTGTGGATGACGGCGGCGATTGTCCACGCAATGCCGTTCAGGATGGAGAGCTTCGAGTCGCTGGAAAATTCGTTCAGTTCCATGCGTTTGTTGCGCTCACGGACAACTTCGTCGTATATTTCTTTCAGGGTTCTGCTCATGGGTTCGGGATTTATCGGGGGTTATAACGGTAACATGCTTCGGGGGTACGGACCATCCACGCGCCGCCTTCGTTCCAGCTCTCCTCGTGAGTGAGCAGCCAGACGGCTTCCAGACCGGTGGCGGGGACATAGCAGCCGACGGCATCCCGAACCGGTTCGGTATAGGTGCCGGAAGGAACGACGGGCAGCGTGAGGTCGCAGTTGCGGCGACCGTAATGATGGGTAACCAACCGGAGCAGGTATTCATCGACGGCTGCACGGCTTACGTCGGCGTCCGTTAAGTCGAGCGTCATCAGTTGCCGGCACTCCGCCAACGGCAACAGGCTCCCGCAACTCAGGCGGCTGAGGTTTATCCGGAAGATACCGTCCAGCAGAGGTGCGAAGTCCAACGGGCACGAACCGCCGCAAAGCGAGAACCGCTCGCAGTGAAGCGGCTCGGACAAGCGGATGCGGCGCGCACCGCATCCGCTCAAATCGAGGCTCTGAAGGGTGAAATCGCCGTAGATGCGCACCTGCCGGGGCGTGGCGACGGTGTTGTCAAAGCGGTGGCCGAGACGCCGCACAGAAGAACTCAAAGCAACGGTTCCCAACGGGGAATTGTCGCCCCAGTCGATTTCGACGCTGCCGTTTCCCGAAAGGGAGAAGGAGGTGGAAATTTGCTCGGCCTCCAGCGTAAACCACAATCGGCGGTGCCCGGACGGGTATTTGGGATAGACGTTCCGTTCACCGCCGGCCGGTACGATTTGCTCCCGCCGGTATCGGGCAACCACATCCGCATTGATGACGAAACCGTCCGTGTAGAAGAGTGCGTCCCCGCTGCGGAGCGTATCGGCCAAGGAGAGCGCGGGGTTGCAAATCAACAAATCCACGATGCCCTCGATGGAACCGGTCAGGTGCAGGGCTACATCATACAGGTTCTGACCTTCGGTAACGGTATATTTACCCATGCTGTTCCTCCTTTTCTTCAGTTTCCAACAGGAGTTCTCCGGTAACGGAGTCCATGTAGGCGTTGATGATGACCATGTTGTCGCCCTTGAATTCGGCTTGCAGTCTGGCGGCGAGGTTGTTGTTCTCGAAGTTGCCATGCAGGAAGTCGATCAGCCCCACGCCGGTGGTGGGATGCTGGTACAGGTTTCCCGGAAAGGCTTTCAGCAGGAACACTTCGTTCTGGTATTTGGAGGCACTAATTTCCAAATCGGTCTCGTTGCCAGAGTATAACAGAAGGCAGCCGTCCCGAAGGACAAGATGGTAACGTCCATCTTCGTTGACGGTCTCGTATTCGGAGAGCCGGACGGCCCGCATCGTACCCTCGCTGTCCTGCAAATACACGGGGAACCAGGTGGTGTTGTCCGTGGAGTTGATAAAGTATTCGGGATGCCCCGTTCCGTTGTTCAGGCGCAGGCGCACGAGCAGCTCCTTGTAGAGCGGCGTGTAAGGGATTTGCACATGAAAACCCGGTTCGCCACGGCGGCGCACAGCGAAGTCCGCAGGGACGGTAATCTCCCCGCGTACCCACCTCTCGTCCTGCTCTCCCGACAGGCGAAAGGGATAGAACACCTTGCCGGACAGACCGGCCGATGTGCTTACCTCACCCAAAGAGGGATTCATCGTAATGTCCATGCGTGCCATAAACAGGTATTGAAAAGCCCCGGACACAGGTGCGCCGGGGCCGTGTGTTACTGATAAAGATTAGCGGCCGAAAGAGTGAATGGTTTAGAGCCTTACTGGGAAATGGCTGCATCGTAGATTTTTTCCACGACCATCCACATGTCGTCCGGCAATTTCTCGTCTGAGATTTTCTCGCACGCCTGTTTCAGGTAGGCAAGTTCATCCCCCGCAAAGTCGAAGGCCAGTGGCGTGTCTTTTTCGATGTCCCACTCGATGCGCCCGTTCTCCTCATTTTCGTGCAGGCCGACCGCCTCGCGCTCACCGGCGGAGATTTCGATTTTTCGAAGAATCTCTTTCTTGGTGTTGAAATCCTTGAACGTGCCCTCCTTGGGCAGGATGACCGGAATGTAGAGCCGGTCTTTGATGTTTAGTTCCATATTCTGATAATTAGGTTTCCGTACTATTCGTTGTCTGCGTGTTCATCCGTTACGGCGGACTGGATCTGGACCATGAAGTTTTCGAAGTCGGCCATCAGACCGGCAATGGAGGCTTCCTTGGGCAGAGAGCAGAAGATTTGTCCGTTTTCGTAGGTGATGGTGCCGATAAAGACCGGAGGCGTGTCGCTGTCGGGGCGGCTTTCCGGCGTGTAGACGGTAGCCACCACGCGCTCTAATGCCCCGTCGGTCGTGGTGAAGTCCAATTGGTAAAGCGCACGCTCGTTGCGTTCCTGCGCGGTCTTGGTCGTGGTGATGCGGATGATGTCCATAAGCGTTTTTATAAAGAATAGAAAAGTGAACGGCAGAACAGGTGACGGAGCCGAACAAAAATTACAGGTCCCAGTCCGCCGTGCTGATTACCTGAAAATTGAAGGAACCGTCGTTGCGGGAGGCGTCGTCCTGCGTGTAGATGTCGAAGTAGTATGAATAGATGGCCTTGACCGTGGGATAGATGGGAGTGTCTTCCGCCGTCGAGTAGATACCGGTGGCCATGACGAGGTAACGGCTCGACAAGCCCCACGAGGACGGAAGATAAACCCGGTATTGGCCCCGTCCCAACCGGCTGACGGAAACCGATTTCGAGCCGTCGAAGCAAAGGTAACGGACGGAGGCGCCGGAGGTCGTGCCAGTAACAATGCCGGTGACGAGTACCTGCTGGAATTTGCCGTACCGGCTGGTGGTCATCAAATCCCGGCGGTTGAGTACAATCCATCCGAAAAAGGTCTTGTCGTCCCCGTAACCAATCATTTCAATTACTTCGCGGGAGAATTTGAGCGTCGTTTTCGAGATGCCGTCCTCGAAGAAATATTTGCCGCTGGGAGCCGTAATGCTCATCACTCCCGTAGAGATGGTAGAACCCCACCTGTAATTGACAAGGCAAATCCGGCGGCCGGAGTTTTCCAACGTCCATTGAAGGTTGATGTTCTCGTTCCAGCCGCCCGTTTGCGTACAGACCACGTTGTCGTAGTGCACGGGGTCGGTCTGCACATCGCTGGTCGTGCCGCCGCCCACGACAATCCAAATTGAAGGGTCGTTCTGCACGAACGCGCTACGGATGGTGCCTTGGATGGTCACATCCTTGAATTTGCCTCCTTGGGCGATGATGTTGCCGGCGGCATCCCATTTGAATTTGCCGTTGGCTACCTGTCCCGAACCGTCCGTGTTGAAGATGCTCCGGCCGGAACCGAACGAGGCGGAACCGTCGTTGTTGAGTTTCCAACGCGTACCGTTGGTGATGGAGCCGTCGGCACCCAACGAGACGTTGTTTTTCCAGATGCGGGTGTTGTCGAATGCCCATCCGGCAATGCGGTTGTAAATCTCTTTGGCTCCCGATTTGGTGTAGTTGGCCGACAGACAGAAGTATTCCACATGGTCCCATGTCATCATCTGGATGCCGAGAAAACCGGTTTTCACGCTGTTGCCCGAAGCGGCAATCTGACCGAAAACCACATGCCCCGCATTGCTGCTTTGGTACCATGTCATTACGATGCCCTGCGGTTTGTATGCGCCGTTGTACCAGTAACCTGAACCGCTGGCCGCAGTCCGCATCTGGATTGGCATGGCTCCGACTGCACCCACACTGCCGGCCGTGATGTTGTCCGCGCCGATGGTCCAGCCACCGATTTTGCCCCGCACGAAAGTACAGGTCAGGCCGTTGATATAGTCCGTATTGATGATATTGGCCTTGATGCTGGCGGCATCCAGTTTTGTGGAATTGATGCTGCCGGCAGCCAGACGGTCGGCACTGAGCGTCCCCGTCCGGATACTGCCCGCATCGATGGAAACGGCATTGACCTGCGTCGCAGTCAGCGTGCCGGTGTAGATGCCATTGGCATCAATAGTTGTGGTATATCGCTCGGACGAAGTGACATCGAATACGGTTGCGTATGCCACTTGCCATATAACCGGGGCCTCGGTTGTAGCGGCTGCGCCACCGTTCAGATAAAAGAAATTGGTCGTTGAAAAGGACTCCGTGCCGCATACCACTTTATAGATATACTCGCACCAGTCTCCGGTGCCCGCAGTCGGCGTCAGCCATTTGCAGGAATTTCCGGTTCCGAGGCTGTTTGTCGCCCATGCAATCTGCCGCCCTGCCGGAATTTTGGCTATGATACGGACAATGAATATCTTTCTATATCCAGCTTGGGTATGGAACGTGAATCCGCCGAAACCGGGAGCTGCACTTCCCGTAGTTTTAATTTCCAATATGTAACCGCTATCGTTGGGTGCCGGTGCACTGACCCGGGTTATGGTAACGGTTCCGTTGGAAGCATTGTTATACACACAGACATTATTATTGCCGTTGCGGAAAGTCGGGTCTCGGTAGAGCATTTTACCGAACGCCATTGCCCGCGCCAGTTCTTTGGCTGCATCCGACTTACTGGTGGCGTCTGCCGCCGCTGCATTGACTGCCTCTGTCTTTTTGGTATCCGCATACGTTTTGGCAGATGCCAATGCCGAATTGGCCGCATTGGTCCAGTTCAGCGATACCGCAGCCGAAAAGGTCACCGCACCGGCCGCATTCCACGAGATGTTTCCAGAAGCGATGCTGCCGGAACCGTCGTTGTTCAGTTTCCATTTGCTGCCGTTAGCGATGGAGCCGTCCGCGCCCAATGCGATGTTGTTTTTATAAATACGGGCCGTATCGATGTTCCACCCGGCAATCTGGTTGGCCGAACCAAAACGGGCAAGGCAGTTGCCGGAAGCATCCGTGGCATAGAAACCGAAATCCGTGTCGGAATTGTAGTAGAGCTGCACCCGCTTGCCGCTGACCGCGCTGGAATTTGCCCCGTAAACGGCAACCCGTTTGTTCCCGCTGTCCAACAGGATGTGACTGTTGGATAATGTGGTGGCACCGATGGCCCAACCGCCGATGGTACCCCGGACGAAGGCGCACGTCAGACCGTTGATGTATGCCGCGTTGATGATGTTCGACCGGATTTCCGCAGCATTCAGGCGGGCGGTGGCAATGGTTCCCGCCGTAATCTGCGAGGCGTCGATATTGATGGCGCTGACGGTATTGGCAGACAGCTTTCCTGTGAATATGCCGTTAGCATCGATGTAGGTCAGCTTGTTCGACCAGCCTTCCGCATTGGCTTTCGAAGTGATAGCATCCGCCATGGCACGCGCATCCGTACCGGCTTTCTTGGCGTCGGCGATAGAGCCGTTCAACGTAGCGGTCAGTGCCGAAATTTTACCGTCAGCGTCTTTGCCGGCTTGCGTGATGGCTTCGCTTTTCTTGGTATCGGCATAGCTCTTGGCACTGCCCAATGCGGTGTCCGCTTTACTTTGCGCGGTAGCGGCAGCAGCGTTAAGCGTTTCAGTCTTGGCTTGCTGGATGGCGTTGGTCCAGTTCAGGCTGACACCCGCACCGAACGTGATTTTGCCGGTTAAAGCATCGTAGCGGACACACTGGTCACCGTAACCGAGCTGGACGTTACCGCCGTTATCCAAAAGAAAGGTTTTGTATCCGTTCCTGAAGCCGCAGATACCGTCGATGGTTTCGGTGGCAATACCGCCGGAAGCGGTTTTCGTACTGAGAGAGAAGCGGCCGATGGCAGTACCCGTCACGGTGCCGTCCGCGTTCTTCACACCGGCAAAGAGCTTTGGCGTGATGACGGTATGACTGCTGATGAGCGTTTTACCGGTATTCCATTCCCGTACCCAGTCCAGCAGGTTGGCATCGGCACCGGCAGTGCCCGGCGCACCGGCTTTTGCTTTCGACCAGACGAACGACAGGCGGTAAACCGCCCCCGCAATGGTAACGGAAATATCCAAAGAACCGTGCTCGGCAAGGGTTGTCGTTCCGGCGGCAACCGTATAGGTCACTGTTTTCCGGCTGTTATCCACCGAAATGGACGAGAAACCGGCTGGCTTGACAATCGCTCCGATGGTAAAATCCTTGTATTCCGAATCACCGCACGTGACCTTGACGGTCGAAGTCAGGCTAACGGCAGAGAGCACCTTCCCCGAATGGTCTGCGGGAAAGACGTATTCCCCGAGCGATTGGCTGATTGTGTAGGAATCCTTCTGTATGTAAATCGTGGTTTGCCCACGCGCGATAACTTGTCGGCTGCTCATACGTTTTGTTTGTATAAGAATAGCCGTATGTGCGGGCAAGGAGTTTATAGACGGGATTGGTACAAAAAAAAGAAGCATGACCTGCATCCGGTCATGCTTCTTTTTCGATGTTGTTGTAACAGGACTTACTTCGAAGCCTCAACTGAAACCTTACGGAATTCTTTCAGTGCTTTTTCCAGTTCCAACGATGCTTTGCGGGCGCGGGTACCGGCCGCCTTGTTTCCGGCTTCGAGCTGAGCCTTGGCATCTTTCGAGAAGGACTCCATCAGTCCGCTGATTTTTTCTACAAGTTCTTTCATGTCAATTCAATTCTTTTAATTTTCGGTGTCAAAGATACGATTTTTTGGATTGAATTCATAACGTGAGTGTTTGTCACATTGCCTACATGAGCACTTCACAGTTGAACACCGCCTTACGCCACACATCCTCACCGGTAATCCGCAGCGTGCGTCCCCGATGTTCTTCAGCATTCCAGAGTGCATCGCTGTCGGCGTCGTCGCTGATGCGGTTCCAGAGGAAATTTTCATCGGGAATCCGGTCCGTGATTTCCGTTCCTGCTTTGTAAAGGCGGGCATGCAGTGTCGTCTCGACCATGTGGTTGCGGAAAACGGTGCCCGAATCGGACTCCACATGCAAAGAATAGCTGTCACTGCCGTCGTATTGTTTGGAAACGGTATGCGTGGCATGATACGATGTGCCGGAGGACCGGACGATAAAACGGAGTGTCAGGACGTTCCGGCCTTTCCAGCCGGAGAAATCCGGCGTGAGCGTGTAAACGGACTGGTTCCCTCCGGTGTCTTTCCACCCGCCGTCCGCAGCAAGGTATTCCCAACGGCAGGAATCCGTTGTCAGGTTCTGCGCCGTTCCGGTCAGGAGGATTTCCGCCGGATCACAAAGATTGCCGGAAACGGCATCGTTATAATGAAACACCGTACCGCCATCAACGGTGACGAAACGGGGTTTCATCTGTTCCTGCATCTCTTCATCCAAATCCTCCCAGCGGATGGTGACATCCTGCAAGATGATGGAGTCTTTGTTCCAGCGGAAACGGCCGCCGGAGAAGTATCCGCTGCCGTCAGGGTTGATGACGAACGAATCGTTGCCGGCACGGATGGAACCGTCCGGCTCCAACCGTAACAGGGGGTGTTGAATCGTACCGCCCACACCGCCCCGGCAAAACCACGCCCCGTATTCGTCGGTCTCGTTCAGGATCCCATCCGTCGGTTGGTACAGGGTCGGCACGTCTCCTTTTTCAAGTTGCGGGGAACTGAAAAACCAGACCACCCTGTTCTCGGTACGGAAGTCGATGCGAAGGTTGTCGCTGGGGATATGCTCGATGTCGAAGGCCACATGTACCCGTTGCCATGTCTGGGGCATCATAAGGCTGGCGAGCACCTTTTCCCCGTGAAGAATATCGAACGAGGTTTCTTGTTTGGACGGGCAATAACACCAGAACGAGAGACAGTAACGCTCGCCCGCGTGTTTCTCCGCCCATGCTTCTTTCTGGCAAAGCAAGGTCCCACCGCTAACGGGAAGCAGGATATTTTTTCCGATACCACTCGGAGAGTGGGACGAAAGACGGACGACCGTCGTGGTGAAATTACCGTTCAACGAGTCGAGGATACAGTTCTTGTGAATGCGTCCGGCGTAGAAGGTGCTGCCGAAACCGCCTTCGTCGCCGGCGGTCAGCGTGCCGGCCACATGAACGTCCCGCGTGGCATAGAGACGCTGGAAGTAAGCACCGTAGCCTTGCAACATGCCGAACAGCGGGTCGGCAATTCCTGTGATACGCCCGATACGGATTTTGGCGGCTTCGGCAAAGGAGGAAAGCTGTTCCAGTAGGCAGACATTGAGGTCTCCGATTTCGCACCAGTCGTCCGGACCGAGCTCTCCCGAGAAGTCGAGGGACAGCGCGCGGGCATATTCCGCAGGAAAGTCCACCGTAATCAGGCTCAACCGGTATTGCCACTCGGTCGTAACGTCCACGGTGTCCTGACCGTCTGTTTCCGTCCCGTCGGCATATCCGAAGCGTAGCGGCACGGCGGACAACTCTTTGGAAGCGCGGATGCGGAATGAAATCACCAGACGCTGGGGATGTGAAACGGATCGGGGAAACGGAATCTGAAAACCGCCGGTGACAGTCGCCGCGTCGGAGGAGCGGCTAATCCGGAGGATGCGGGAGGCGGGACCTTCCGAAGGCGTGTAACGGCAGGACCACACCCCGTTGTCGCTGCAATCGAACGCGGCAAGGGATGCCGGACGAAACAAGGAACGTCCCGTCCCTATGCCGTCGATGACATCCATGTACGGGGCTTCTTCGTCCGAGGCAGTCAGGTACATGGCGCCGCTGCGCCGTTCATCGGTCAGGCTCGTGAGACGCACGAAGTCCAGCAATTCTCCGTCACGGGGCTCGTCGCCCTCGATGAGTGCGCCGATGAAAAAAGGCGATGACGCATGTATCCCGTCGGACAGCAGTACGGAGTCCTCTCCGGTGGCCAGCACGACCATCAGGCTGTAAAAGGTTTGCGCCCCGTCCGCATACTGACGGCGCACCACGTCTCCGGCGTGCAATCCCTGCCGTTTCTTGGAACCGGGGTCGATGCGTATCTTGAACAGGGAATATTCGTATAGTGCCATAATCGGATTTATAGTTTTTCGACACTGTCTCCCGAACAGGTATCGGTTACCCACAAGGCTCCGTTGGTCGCCGAGGAACGCTGTACCTCCAACTCGTAAACCCGCATCCGTTTCCGGACGGTCAGTTCGTCAAAGGTCGCCGAGATGCATCTCGTCGTCCGGCTGCGCAGGATCGCCCAACCGGTGCCGGCCATCCCGGAGGTAAATCGTTCCGAGGAGAGGCTGCCGTCGAAGTAGGCGTTACCGCCGTGACGGATGCCGTCCTTGACCTGTCTGAGACAGATGTCGCCGGTAAAGAATAGCCCCTCTGCCGTAAGTCGGGTGAAGCTCCCGTCGATACCGATGTGTCCCGTAACCTCGACAGGATTCAGGGCGACGATAAAGTCCCCTGATGTACCGATACGCAGGGAGTTCGACGCCCGGTTTAACGGAGCGTAACGGCTGGTGGACGGAGCGTGTCCGAGGAATGTGTTCACCGATTCGTATTGACCGCCGGGAGCTTGGGTGTGGTCGCTACGGGAGACGAAAACCAATCGGTCATTGTCGGCAGTCAGGTAGCAACCTCCCTTGCTTCCGAATCGCAGCAGTTTGTGTATGACGATGCCTTCATCCTCGCTGTTGGTGCGATACGAGGAGAGCAGGTCCCCGCCGTAGCTGTGCCGCACCCGGATGGAATCGGGAAAGTACGCCGCCCCGTATGGGGAAAGCAGGACGTGCTCGCCGTCGATGTCCGCAAGGTTCGACATCAGCCGGATTTTAGCCGTGTGGTCGCCGCCCGCGAGCAGGTCACCGTCAGCACCCTCCAAACGGACGTCGTTCGTGCCGGAGCCTTTGAGTACGGTAACCCCGCTGATACGGACGCCGCAACCGGCGGAGAAGGCAAGGTCGCTCAGGCAGGAGACACTCTCCCCGAGAACGGAGAAGAGTAGCCGCCCACTATCACCTAACTCCACGCCCTGCAAAGCCCGCAACCGGCCGGAAAGCGTGGCGGCACCCGCAACGGTAAGCGAACCCGCAACGGTGGCATTCCGCATCGACCAGTCCACGGTGGGAAGGTTGGCATTGCCGCCGTGATAGACCTCCCGTCCATGAAGGAGCAGGCTGTCCGGCGTCAGGAGCACTCCGCTTTCTCTGGTCTCGCCCAACAGGATACTCCCGGTCAGGGAGAGGGCGGCATCCGCAAAATCGACCCGCCGCGCCTGAAGGTAGACCGTACCGGTAGCCGCGTCGCACCGCAAAGGCTGCATATCGCCGACAAACAGGTCACTGCCGCCGATATGCACCTCACCCGTCAGCTGAATACCGTATCGGTAGCCGGTGATATTGCCTCCGTCATCGGTTTGCGGGGTGCGGAAGGTCTCCAGCAGACGCCGGTTGTCAATACCGGCGGTAAAGCCGTAGTCGGCAGACAATGGTCCCTGCATGTCGCCGCCGCTCTTAGGTAGATAACCTACCCAGCCGCCGGAGGTGCCGCCCTCGCCGGAAACGCCGCACGAAATGGCCTCGGCAAATCCGTAAGCCGTGTTGTGCAGGCGGATGGAGGTGTCGTCGCCTTCCTCCACACCGTAGGGGTTGTCCTCGCTCTTGCGCTCCTGAGCGTTGAAGAAGGTCTGATATAACTGGCGGTAGAGACTATAACACAGGCTTTGCGTGTCGAGACCGCCGATGCTGGGATGAAGCGTGACACTCATTTCGTGTAGGAGGTTTTGGAGAGGAATTTCTGTATCTTGGAGGTCAGCGAGAGGAAGTTCGGGAAGTTCAGCGGCTGCATGGTGCCCATCAGCGTCGGCGTCATAATCTTGCTGCACTCCGTCAGGAAGTCGAGCATGAGCTGCGCTAATTCGTTACCCAACACGAGCGGTTCGGTGGCATTCTCGTCGCCGAGCGTCACTTTGTTGTCGGCAACGGCGACGGTCGTGGAGTTGACCTTCTGCACGATTTTGTCGGCGGTCTGTTTTATCTCCGACTTATCGACGGTCTGCATAATATCTTCCGCGCGCTGCACTACCGATGACTCTTTGCCGCTGTCGCTTTTGACCGTTGCCGCGATACCTTCGGCCGAATAGTTGGTGTGTGCCTCGTTGCCCGTCGGTTCCAGTTCGTCGTAGTCGGGCGAGGAGTCGCTGTCGGGGTCGAGCGTCTCGGTCTCCGTCATGCCGATGCTGACCTCGGAATGGGCCTCCAAACGGATGGTCGCGGCATGAGAGTAGTCGACGATATAGGCATGGCGGGTGGCGGCGTCCAGAACAATGGTCACCTCCGAAAAAAGGGTCGGCACGATGAGAAATCCGCCCTCGTTGTTCCGCGCGGCAGCCAGCAGGACGCCTTTGTGGATAACCCCGCCTGCCGAAGCGGTCTCGTCGGGATATTCGCCCACATCCACCGTCCCACCGTAGTCGGCGAACTCCTCGTCGCCGGGGTCGTCGTGTATCTTGGCGACATAGCCGTGCACCATGCGTGCGGTACCCACACCGCCCATGCCGCCCGGAGCCATCTCGATACGTTCAATGCTGCGCCCCAGCGCGATTTTGCGGATCGCCTCCTGTATCATCCGCCGGTTGTTGTCCTGCATATACCTCATGTTCGGTTCTTCCATATCGCTGTTTTATAAAGAGTAGCCGAAGCCCGGATAAAGAGTTTATCTGATATCACTAATGAATACGACTACTTGTGAATTTCTTGATAATCTATATATTTCAAAAAAAGTTGGCTGTGAGGGTAAAATAATTCGGAATCATAGAATGAGATTTGAAACATTCTTGTTACTTTTGTCATCGGAAATGGTTCCGAACGGCATGCCGTCTCGGATAAAAGGGAATCCGGTGAGAATCCGGAACAGTACCCGCTGCTGTAAGTCCCCTAAAAAGTTGACGCAACCTGCCACTGGCATAATGCTGGGAAGGCGCGGCAACCGGGATAAGTCAGAAGACCTGCCATGACTGGAAAATAGATTATACCTGCGGGATCACGGGTTGAAGTTCTATAAAAAGGTCGGCATTTCTTGTAGCCTTTTTTATCCCTTCTCCTTCATTTCGCTGGTTTTAGAAAGTATGTTAATACAGCGAATATGAAGAAATTTTACGGTAAAAACAGTTTGCTTTCCTTGTCGGGTATGCTCCTTATGGTGCTGTGCTTTCTCTTGTCGTGCAACAAAGACGAGGAAATTGTGGCACCGGAGACCAAGGTCCCCCAGGTCGCATTCGAAAACGGGACCGGCGTATATTCGGTCAAGGTGATGAAGTCGGTAACGGTTACGCCGACGGTTATCGATGCCGTCAACCCGAAGTACAGATGGCTGGACGATAAAGGCAAAACGGTGGGGCAAGAACTCTCCTATACGTTCTCGTCCCCGATGACAGGGGAATTCTATTTCACTTTCTGCGTAGATGCGGAAAACGGCAATGTAAAAGAGGAAATCCGCATCGATGTGGTCGATAAGCTCTTTCCGGCAGTTGTCCTCCCGAAAGAGATGCAAACCTCGGTCGGCAAATCGATTGTCATCGAACCGGCCGTAAACAACGGGGAAGGTGCGGAATATTTGTGGGCCTTGGACGGCAAGCAGGTCGGAACGGAAACCACATATACGTTTACCTCCGAAGAAGAAGGTCTGTATTCGCTGCGTCTGACGGTTAAGAATGAAGACGGTCAGGCCAGTGCGACGATGGGTATTCGTGTGTTCCCGCAACCGCAGTTGTCGGTTGCCTTTCAGCAGGACAAAATGGAGGTTTTCCGCGGACGAATGATTTGCCTTTCCCCACAGGTACAAAACGCCTCGTCTGAAAATATTACGTACAAATGGGCTGTCAATCAGGAATTGCAACCGGAGGCAACCGGCTCTGCATTCGATTATATGCCCGAGACGGTCGGAGAAAACACCATCACGGTAACCGTTACGGATGGCGACATTTCCCGAACGGCAAGTATCGTCGTGAGCTGCCTGAATACGACCGAGGACGATAATTACCGGCCGGCCACGGCTTCCAGTCAGGCGAAAAAAGTCAAGGTCTATGAAGTGATGCCTGCTCCCGGACAATTTGTTCATCAAATTTCGGCAATCACTATGGCCAAAGCCTGTGAAGAGGCTGAAAATCTCGTTAATACCACGAACTACGTTTCTCTGGGTTCTTTCGGCGGGTATATCGTCGTAGGATTCGACCACAGCGTTTTAAACAAGGAAGGCGAGTATGATTTCGCCATTCAGGGAAACTCGTTCGAG